TTTGCCGGGGCAATTGTAGAACTAGACATCGTAGCCTAAGGAAATCTGAATGACAACGGTAGTCACACTGGCAGAACTTCAGGCCTATGTAGGGACAGACGAAACAGGTAGTTTTATACAATCTTGTCTAGATTCTGGCACTGCTCAGGTTGGAAACTATGTCGGAGTGATTACCGTTGTTCCAGATCAGATACACAGACAGGCAACGCTTATCTGTTCCTCAGAGCTATTTCACAGGCGTTCAGCGCCTAATGGAGTGGCGCAATTCGCTAGCTTAGATGGAACACCCGTCAGAGTCGCTAAAGACCCTATGGGAGCTGTCTATCCTTTGCTACTTCCTTATGTTGGTTTCGCAGTATGACTAACGAAATTACTATCTCTAAAGCCGAGTTTAAGCTCGACTTAGAAGAGGCCGGGATTAGAGTTTTGGATTATGTTCCAGAGCGCATTACGCCGCCGATAGTTATTATCAACTCATCTTCCCCTTACCTCACCCCTAGCACTCTAGGCACTCAGTACAATCTCAATTTAGAGCTAGTTGTAATCGCTTCAACTGCTACTAATAAGAAGGCAACTGAAAACCTCGATCAGGCTATCCACGATGTACTAAATGCTATGCCTCGATACTCGCGAGTAATAAGAGTAAATGAACCTTACAATCTACAAACCAATAATGCTGAGTACCTATCGGCAAACATCTCAGTAGAACTAGAAATAACTATTTAGGAAGGACTGCCCTATGGCAACCTCAACGCGTATCAAAGCGCAAAACATTAAGTTTCTTATCGGTACAGAAGAATACGCCTGCGATGCAACTATGGTAGAACTCACCCTGGGAGATGCTCCAGGAGATGTACAGACTTTCTGCGAACAGCGAGTCGGCGGCGAGTGGTCACTAGCACTAGAGGGAATTACCTCGGGTGATGCGGCTTCCCTTTATCGAGTTCTTTGGGCTAACTTCGGTACAACTGCTGCTTTTGAAATTGCTCCCAACGGTAATGAAACCGCTTCTACTTCAGAACCTCATTACACCGGAGTAGTCAGGTTTAACGAAATCCCGCCGCTATCGCTAACTAGTAATGAAACTTCTACGTTCTCAGTAACTCTAGAAGTAGTAACTACACCTCATGACCCTAGTTCTGATGAGTACTTCGGCGTTACTATCGTCACTGCTTAAAAATGCCACAAGACGTTGGAATCAAGGTCACTAACCTCAGGGAAATCAACCGCGCGCTAAAAAACGTGGGCGCTCCTAAAGACGAAATCAAAAAGGCCGGGCAAGAGTCAGGTCAGATAGTAGTAAATGAGGCTAGGACTTTGGTTCCAGTAAAGACAGGCGCGCTACGCGACAGCATAAGGATAGGCGCTACGGCTTCTAGCAAGATCACAATCCGAGCAGGTAACAATAGAACAGGGAAAGGCGGAGTTCAATACGCTAACCCTATTCATTGGGGTTGGTACAAGCGCCACATAGCTCCGCAGCCATTCTTTATTAGAGCATTGGGCTACACTAGAAAAGAAATCTACGATACCTATTTTGAGCAGCTAGAAGACCTAATCACAAGAGAATACCAACGTACCGGGAAAGTGTAAACGCAGATGATGAATTTTGAAGAAATGACATTAGGGCAAGTCGAGGAAATCGAAATGCTAGTAGGTCGAAGCATAGATGAAATCTTCTCAGACGGGCAGCCTAAGGGCAGGGCGCTCAGAGTTCTTTACTTTGTAGCGATGAAGCAAGATAACGCCGATTACAAATTCGAGGATACCGAGAAAGTCACCCAAAAGCAGGCACTCGAGCTACTAGGAGCGAAAGACCCAAAAGGCAAGAAGTAACTGAAAAGAATGCTAAGAAACTAGCGCGGTTCGTACTAGCTACTGGTGTTAGTCCCAGTGAGTATAAAAAGCTTACTCAGGTTGAATACTCAGCTTTTGCAACCGAGATAAACAGGAGAAGCAAATGAGCTTAGTGCTAAACGTAGAGATACTTGGCGAGTATAAAAATCTTGCTAAGGCTACTAAAGGCGCTAACAGCAGCTTCCAGGACTTAGGCAAAAAGTTTGGTAAAATAGGCGCAGACATAGCTAAGGTAACCGCCGCCATCGGCATCGGTATCGGAGTACTAGCAGTAACTCAGATAAAGAAAGCAATAGACTCAGCGAGCGATCTCTCAGAAGCAACTAACGCGGTAGATGTAACTTTTGGACAAGCGGCAGAAGGAATTTTAGCACTAGGTGAGAATGCAGCAAGGGGGCTAGGACTTTCTAAGACAGAGCTGTTTGGAATTAGCGTCCAGTTTTCTTCTTTTGCTAAAACTATTGCGGGTGATGGTGGAGATGTTGTTACGGTAGTAGATGAGATTTCTAGAAGGGGCGCGGATTTTGCTTCCGTTTACAATCTAGATGTAGCAGATGCACTAGCTAAATTCCAATCAGGACTAGCAGGGCAATCAGAACCGCTAAAGCAATACGGCATAGATGTTTCAGACGTTACGATAAAGGCGTTTGCACTGAAGAACAACATAGGAGATGGCACAGGACAGCTAACCGAGCAGGAAAAAGTATTAGCCCGTTACGGCTCAATTATGGAGCAAACAGAGGCGGTAACTGGTGATTTTGCGAACACAGCAGACGGCTTTGCCAATCAGCAGAGAATACTAACAAAAGAAATAGAGAACACTAGAGCAGAAATTGGCGAGAAGTTCTTGCCTATAATACAGGACTTTCAAGAATTTATTCTCGAGACAGTTATCCCGGCAGTGCAAGACTTCTGGGCTTCTATCATTGACCCCGGAGGTGAGGCACAAACCCAAATTGGAGCTATTGGCGAATCATTCGAGGGCTTTGCCGCTACTTTTGGGCAGGCATCAAATGACATAACCTCAGATCAGGTTTTTAATTGGCTAGGTGACAGCATAATCAGCGTTATGAAAAACCTCACTACTATGAGTGTTTACACTCAAGAAGTCTTTGGCGCTATAGGCATGATGTTTAATGCGACCCCGTTCCTAGTGAACCCAGTGGCTTACTTTGATGACATGCGAGCAGCTAATGAAAGGCTTGCCGGGGCATTCGGGAAAGCAGACAGAGCAGCTAAAGCCCTAACTTTTGCGCCCGATGATGTTGGCAATAGACAGAGAGTGGGAATGCAAAGTGCAGCTAGAGGAAGATTCGATCAGTTTGGTCAGCAGATGTTTAACAATGCTGCTAGAAGTTCTCAGATAAACATAAACATAAACACGCAAGCTACAGACGGCAAGCAACTACTTCACGAAATGAACAGGGCGCTGAGAGATCAGGGCAGCGACGTAATCATAAGATGACACTCCTAGCCGATTTTGACATAGCAGAAGACCTAAAGGTCGAGTTCTACATACCCGATAACGCTGCAAACCTATTTATCATAGGAGTTTCTGACTTAGGCGGCACTAACGTCTTAGCAGGAGCAGGGTGGTTTATTATCGGCGTTAGCGAAATAGGCGGCGCAGATGTACTAGCAGAAGGCGCTTATGCTTTCGACTGGCAGAATTTGAATTGCGATGTTGCAAACGTCAAGACCGAGCTAGGCGGCACAGTAGAAAACATGACCTACTTCCAAGCGCAGCCTTCTACTGCTGCAATCGCCTTACAGAGCTACACCTACGACCCGACAAACAATAGAACTATCAGACCCGGCACTCCCGTAAGGGTAAGACTAAACAGAGCAGATCTTGACGAGGTTATCTTCTCGGGCTTTATCAACACAGTAGATGTTTCTTACACAGTTGACGGGCTAAACCTAATAAGCATCTCAGCGTTAGATAGCTTCAATAAGGTAGTCACTACTAGACTAGCTGAATTTGATACGACTACAGACTTTCCAGACGGCTACGCTTCTCCGTATGAGGTAATCGAGAAGGTTGCCGAGGGCTTCGGTACTAGCATGTACGCGCTTAGCAGCGAAACAACGGGCAGAATACCTAGTGTGTTATCAACAGATGTAATACCTAACATCTTTTTGGCAGACGCTATACAGGTAGGACTAGGGTTCTTCTGGATAGACCCTCCTACTCAAGAGTTTGTTTTTATTCCTCGCCCGGTGATAGCCGCTATTCCAGATGGCACTTACACTATCGGCAACTCACACGAAGACAATCTTCACCTATGTATGAGTGACCTTATAGTCCAGGGTGAATACGATGATGTTTATAATTCGCTCAGGGTCGCGCTAAAGACAGATGATGCAACCTATGTAATTAGGCAAGATCAGGATTCAATAGACCTATACGGGGTAGCAGCTATAGACGTGCAGATAGACACAACAGACATAGACCAACTAAACGTATGGGCGGATAGAGTCTTCACTCAGTACCCCACTCGATTAGTAAAAAGTGTTACAACTCCGGCGATAGACAGAAACAACAACTTGACACACGCGGCGGAGATTATGCCCGGAGAAGTCCTAGGCGTAAAATACGTTACCTCGGAGCTAAACATAGACAGCTACTATTCGGTTGCTAAGGTGATTCACACAATAGACGTAAACAATTGGTTCACTAGACTAGAGCTATGGAAAGAGGCATAAATGGCATACAAGACATTCGCTAACGGATTCCCACTTCCGGCAAGCGATCTAAACAACTTCCTAATGAATCAGAGCGTTATTGTGTTCGTAGATTCAGCAGCTAGGACTACTGCAATCCCTAGCCCAGTAGAGGGTATGCTTACTTACCTCTCAGACACAAACGCCTATGAGAGTTGGAACGGTTCTGCTTTTGTAAACATAAACGATAACACAGACGCAATCCCTAAAAGCACAGTAACAACAGCACAAGACCTAATAGTTGCAGACGGCGCTAGTTCAGTCACACGCTTAGGGGTAGGCGCAGATGACCAAGTTCTCAGTGTTGTTGCAGGCGCAGTAGCTTGGGCAGATGCAGGCGGCGGCGGTGGTGGTGACCCTGAACTTACATTATTAGCAAGCGGCTCAATTCCTACAGGAGCAGTGACTTCAACAATTTCTGGACTGTCTGGCAGTGATGTTTATTATTTCTACTTCCTAGATGTTCAGCTAAGCAATCAAGCGGATATCTTCTGCTATTTAAATGGGACTACAACAGGTAAATCAGTTTCACATCTTTCGCCTAATGGTTCAAGCGGAACGGCAGCGGCTTACGATTCTTCTGCTGCTGTAAAATTGGGAGCACTTAGAACCTCGCCTTATGAAGGGTCATTCGCCTTTACTGTTAGGGGTGGTTCACACACTAATAGTAGTCTTTTCACTGGTAGCGGTGGATCACTAACTACCGATAACTCTGATTTGTCAGCAACATTCCAAAGCCTGCAAAGTAAGGGCGGAGCCGTTCTAGACAGCATTAGTTTTAGCAACGGATCAGGTAGAAACTTTACCGGCGGTACTTACGAAATATACGGGGACTAACAATGACACTATATAAAGAAGCAATACTAGATACGAACACAGGCGAAACTACTTTTACCGAATTTACAGATAAAGAGCTAAGCGATTTACAATCTCAGCAAGCTCAAGAAGAACAAGAAGCCATCTTTAAAGCTGAAGTTCGCTCGGCAGCAGAAGCCAAGCTTATAGAACTAGGGCTAACTACTGAAGACCTGAAAGCCCTACTCGGCTAATGTCTGAGCAGATTCCGAGAAGCAACACACAGCAGCAGTTACTACTAAAGCTAATAGGTGACATGGCAGACGTAAAAGCCGGGTTTAAGATGCTGCAAGATCACGAGGACAGAATAAGAGAGCTAGAAAAGGCGCGTTGGAAGAACGCTTGGATTACTGCTTTCGCTTCTGCTGCACTGACTGCTTTCGCTGTTACCGTTGTTTCGCAGGTGCTAATTTGAGATACCCACTTCCTAAAGCAAGCATCACAGCACTTTACGGCGCTACAGAAAACAGGAGTACCCCACATAGGGGACTAGACTTTGGCGCTGCAACTGGAGCTTGGATCACAGCACCGGAGACAGGCACAATAGTAGTAAACACCTGGAGCGATATTCTAGGTCACTGCTTAGTCCTACGCTTCTGGCATGAGGGCAAACAAATGCCTATGTATCTAGGCTTCGCTCATCTCAAGGTCAAGAGCAAGCATAAGGTCGGTACTAAAATCTGGGAAGGTAACAAGTGGTTCGCAGCAGTTGGCAACACTGGGAGCGCATCGCGCGGTAGCCATCTTCACTTAACCTACGGAGACACGCCTAAGCACATCTTCTACGGTCAGACTTTTGACCCACTAGCCCTATTGGAAAGGTACGCAAAATGAGATTCAACCCACAAATCAGGAAAGCAATCTACGCAGCAGTAGCCGGATTAGTGCCGCTTCTAGTAATTGCCGGGATAGTTACCGGAGAACAATCGCAGCAGATACTTAGCAGCGTTGCAGCAGCCTTAGCATTCTTTGCTTCAGTGATGGCAGTAAAGAACACCGAGGTAAACAACCCTGAAGAATACGAAGACGTAACAGAAGGAATAGAGCCACCTCACATTCCAGGTGTCTAACTTTTTACACCCTTCTCAGACTACTTTTTACACTAACCTCTAGCGTTACGCATTCTAGCGCGTTGCCTAGTGTTTACGCCTCCCCAGATACCATGCTTCTCATCATTCACTAAAGCAAACTCTAGACACAGCGACCTAACAGGGCAAACTTTACAAAGACTAATTGCAGATCTTAGATTAGTATTCATAACGCCACCTTCTGGAAACCAAGCATCAGGGTCTGAAGTTTGGCAGGCAGTTGCCCCGGTCTTTCTTATGCCTTCTGCGAGTGCAGTTAGGGCTTTTTCAGAGTTCATGCATAAAGAATAACTGCAATTATGTCGCGCTGCTTTGCTATGCTCCAAAACATGATCACAGTAAACAAGACAATCGCCAAACTAGGCGGCACTCTAATCGGCACACACCCGGCAGGATCTCTTGAGTGGCATGCTCAGAGATCTCACGCAATCGGCGGCAGCGACATAGCTCCGATAATGAATAAATCCCCCTGGACTAGCGCGGTGTACTTATGGGCGCAGAAGTCTGGCTTGCTATTGCCTACAGAAGGCACGATGGCTATGAAACTAGGCAACTACTTCGAGCCTGCAATCGCTCGTCTATTCGGTGACATGCACCCACATCTAATAGTTCATACCGGGGATTACACCTACGAGTCACAAAAGAACCCGTCATTTCACGCTAACCCCGATGGCGTTATTGAAGACGAAGACGGCAGGTTATACATTCTCGAGATCAAATTCTCTAGAAACGCTATGCCTATCTTGCCGGAGCATTACAGGCTTCAAGTTCTTTGGTACATGATTGTGACAGGCTTGCATAGTCCCGGTGTACTCTGTGC